CGCGGCCCGCCGACAGTCCGGCGTGGCTGAACGTTGCACTCACCGGCGACGGTGCGCTCTCCCAGAGAGGGTCACGGATGCCGCCAGGGGCCGACTGCCACTCCAGATCCCGTCGTCCCCAGACGTACGTGTAGACGAAGGTAAACGTACCCTCCCACTCGGGGCCGAGCCACGGGTAATCCTTGTCGTCGTACCCGACCGTCGGCGCCGTCGTGGGGGCCGGAATCTGGAAGTGGCGACTGCGCCACATACGGAACGGACGGCCCATGTCGTTGCCGCGGAAGTCCGTCATGTCCTGACGATACGCTCCGCCGGTGTCGATGGCCCAGATTTGCTGCCGCGTCTCGTCGAAGATCCTCGCCGGCTCCAGCACGCGCATCACGTCATCCGTGACGAAGAACTCTGGCTGGTGCATGCGAAACTCAAGCGGGGTGAGCAGCGAACCCGCTACGTCCCAAGGACGGTCGATGCTGACGAAGTAGGTCGTCTGCCCCGCCTCGGTTGCTGTCCAGAACTCGCGAGACTGCCGACGATGGAGCTGCCCCGCCTTGTCGACAATCTCAAAGTGCATGAGCCCGTCGTACGTTCCGGAGACATCCGGCGTCCACGGGCTCGTGGAGATGATCGGCACGCCTGCCGGGTTCACGAACTGGAATACCTTGGGGTCTGCCGTCGACTGAAGGTACGTCTGCACCGCAGCGTCGTTGCCGACGACATCCTTGTACAGAACGACGTGCTCGTCGTCGGGTACAACCGCCTCGGGCACATCGCCTGCGATGCGGTCAAGCGCGGTGTTCATCGCCTGACGAACACGCGTGTCGAGCGTCGGACCCGTGCTGTCCCACGCGCGGAAGTTGAAAAGGCGGGCACGGAGCGCCCCGAGAGAGGTATCCATGCCCGCCTCCATATCCGGCTACGCCGGAGTTGCTACCAGACTACGCGCGGCAGGAAAGGTACGCCGTCGACAGCGCAGTGGCGGCCGCCGTGGTGTGCGCGTAGCCGATGACCACGTCGAACTTCGTCGCCGCGCCAAGCGCAGAAGCGTTCATCGCGGTGCCCGCGTCCGTGGAGTCCACGACGATGGCGTTGTCCGCGGTGATGGCGCCCGTGCCCGTGAGGACGGAACCGATGCCCCGCTTGAGAACCCAGCCGTAGGGGCCAGAAAGCACGACGCCGGTAGTGCTCGTGGTCGTGGCGAACGGAAGCACCGACTGCGCGACACCGATGACGCGGATCGCGGGGCTGCTCGTGGGGGCGAGAACGGTGGTTCCGAGGGAGGTCGTGGCCGCCTTCGCGCCGATGACCTGACCGATGGCGTAGTCCGCCGCGGTGTTGTTGAACACGAACACGTAGACCTGATCGCCCACGCCCGTCTGGGAGCCGAGCACGAGGCGCTCGGTGCCGAGGGGGTACACGGCAGAGCCGTACGTAGTGGTGATGTCATCACCAAAGACCTGATTGTTCGCAAAAGACATGATGGTATCTCCTTGAAGTTGTAGAGGTAAACCTCGTCGCGGTGGTTAGACCGCGCCGCCGGAGACGCAGCCCTGGGCCGGAGTCTTCGTGCAGATGAGGTTGCCCTGCATCGAGAAGATGGCAGTGACGACGTCCTGATCGCCCACGCGCTCGGTGAACGGGGTGATCGACGGGGCCTCCATGAGCGGCATCTCAAGGAAGTCCGTGTTGAGGATGTAGGTCACGCCGTTCGACGCAACGCCGCTGAAGCTGGCCGACGTGCGGTCGAGGTCGATGGAGGTGTAGACCTTCGCCACGCCGAGGTCGAGGCCGAGCATGTTGCTCTTCTCGGTCTTGTCCTCAACCAGCGTCACGCGGACGAGGGAGAGGCGGGAGTCCTCATAGTTGGTGTAGGTGTCGTCGTCCATGACCACGAGGTCCGGGCCCTTGCCCATGCCGCCCGCGTAGTGCGCGCACTGGCGGTAGGTCTTGCGGAGGGTCGGAAGACCGTCCGTGGCCCAGGCAGTGATGTTGTTGTACTGGTTGAAGTGCGAGTACGAGGTCGACTTGACGACGTTCTGCACGTTGTCGGACTGCGCCGTGGTGAGCTGGAAGTCGAGCAGGCCGTTGGTGACGCCGGTGCCGGAGCCCGCGCTGAACTGCCCGTTCACGCAGAGGAAGCCGGCGAGGTCGGCGGTCTGGAAGACGAGGCCGCGGGAAACGCCGGTGAGGAGGAACTTGTTGAGGTCGGCCTTGGCGCCCTCAAGGACGGTCTGCGGGTACTCCTCGATGAGCCGGATCACAGCGAGCTTGCCGCTGTTGAAGAGGAGTTCCTTCTTGGGGATGTTGATCGCCGCAACGATACGGTGCGGCTCGACCTGATACCGCTTGGTCTGCTGCCGACGGGTCATGTTGAGCAGCTCATCGCCGACGAACACGCCGACGCCGCGCGCCGGAGCGCCACCCGCGAACGACCGCTCAATGAGCGAACCGCCCTCGGACGGCATCCGCGCCTTGCTCATGAGCGCGTCAAGCAGCTCGTTGGAGCGGATGAAGGAGTTGATGAGCGGGCCGCGGAGATCCGCGAAGGTCGTGTTGAGGATTTCGGTAGAGATCGCCATCGGAAACTCCGTAGCCGGGGGCAGACGCGCAAGCGGCTCCGACCGGCTGGGTCGAAGGAACGTTGAAGTTCTGGGTGCTGCGCCTGCCCGCTCATGAAGCTACGGACCCTTACGGGCTACCCGAAACCTTTTGAGGGGTGCTTGATAAGAATACCGCTATGGGTATTGTCGCGCAAGGGGTGGCAAAAGATTTATTTCACGTTAGAGGGAGAGGGTGGGAGGGTCTGCGTAGTTATGAGGACAGCACATAGCGCGCAAGAAGTGTCTACCGAAGGGCCGTCAGTAGACACTTCTCGCTAACGCTTCGCTCCCTCGTGAAGCCCGTGCCGCGCGAACTGCTCGCCCTTCTTCTCGGCCTCGCGCTTCGCTCGTGTGGCGGCTGCGAGCTTCGCCATGCCGCCGGGGGTGGAGCGCAGCTTCTCAATGGCGCGCTTCGGCGCGTAGACCTCGCCGGTCGCCTTCGGCCCCTGCACGCTGGGCTTGCCGGAGGGCGTGCGCCACTCTTGCTTTGTCCAGCGCTTCAAGTGTTTCTGCGCGCTCGACGGCCCGCCTCGGTAGCCGCCGCCTGCCTTCTTGTACTCCTGAGCGACCATCTGCGCCTTGCGGGCGGACCACTGGCCGGGCTTGCCGCCCTTACCTCCCGCAAGGACGCGTTTCTTGATGCGGTTCCGCAGCCCAGGGTCAGAGTAGACCTGTTTCAGCGCAGCGCGGCGATCCATTACTTCCCTCGTTTGTCGGCGGCCTCCATCTGCCGCACGACCTTGTTGGCCCAGGACTTCCCGGCGGCTCCACCCCACAGGAGGCCGGCGACGTAGCCCTTGTCCTCTTTGGGGCTCTTGCCCGCGTCAAGCTGATAGTCGCCGGCGTGACGGTCGAAGTACGCCTTCATCCGTTTCACGGTGCCGGGGCTCATCGTCGCTCCCGCCTTCAAGTCGCTGGCGCGCTGAACGCCGGAGCCGATGCCCTGCGCCGACGCCTGCTTCACGTCGAGCCCCGCCTTCTGGGACTTCGACTGTTCGCGGCGCAACATCAGACCGCGCACGGCGGCGGCCGAGACGGAACGCGGCGGCTTGAAACTGATGTGACCGTATTTTCCCTCAGCCACGGGGCACGCTCCGCTTCAGTCGGTCAACGACAACCTGCTTCAGCAACTCGCGCTTCACCGACGCGGGCGTTGCCGTCGCGGGTTTGAGGTCGGGCCGCGTCGTGTTCTGAATGTCGGCCCCGATCACTTGGGCGACCCCGACTTCTTCATCTCGCCGAGGGTCCGCGCGAGAACGAGCTGTTTCAGAAGCGTCCGCTTGGCGGAAGAGAGCTTCTTGTCGCCCTCGCTCTCCTTCTGGAGCGTCGAGATTTTGGACTCAATCTTCTCCTTCGGGATCTTCTCGCCCTTCTCGACGCCCATCTTCTCGCGCAACGCGCCGGGATTTTGGATAGCGCCTTGAATCCACTTTTCGGCCATAGTCGCCTCTGACGCCATACCGTGTTAGCATAGCGTTGGAGCAATCTAACCGTGCCTGCACCTTCAAGTCTACCTGGAGGCGCGAAGATCGCGCAAATCCCTGGCTTGCATATGGGCAAAGTTGAGGCCCTGTTCAGCACTCCTTGGGCGTTCGTCTCGATGTGCCAGATCGTCCGCGAGGACGAGTCCATCGGCTACCTTGAACCGACGAACATTCAGATGAAGTTCTTGCAGGCATGCGCGGACTACCGCTGGGTGCTGTGCGACAAGTTTCGGCAAGCGAAGATCACGACGCCGAGCGTCATGCTGCTCCTCCGCGACTGCATGTACCTTGAAGGTGTGAAGGGCGTCCTCATCGCCGAGCGCCAAGACACGGCGGAGGACATCTTTGAGCGCATCCTCTTCGCCTACAAAAACCTCCCCGATGACGTGCGCGTTCCTGTTGAGTCGGGCCGCAAGCCGGGCACGACGCAGATTCATTTCATCCACGGTGGAGGCATCAAGGTGTTGACGGCTGGCGGGCGCTCTCCGGCAGTCGGCCGATCCATCGACCGGCTGCTGCTCACCGAGTTCGGCGAAGCGCAGTGGCAGCGCAAGGCGGCGGCCAACATCTTCCCCGCGGTGAACAAACGCGTCAACGCTCGCGTCATCTTGGAGTCGACGCCAGGGTCGGCGGGCAGCCATCACGAAACGATGTGGCACAACGCTCT